CGCAGGGCGTCGGAGGCGGCGCTCATGTCTTGAGGCTCCCCTTGATGACGGCGCGGATGTTCGGCTCGGCGTTCTCGAAGCCGTGCTTCAAGAATTCCTTCTCGGCGCTGGCCCGGCGGAACGTCTGGTGATTGTCCGGGTCGTGCACGGCCAGCGCGTAGTCGGCGGTGTAGCCCACTGTGCCCACGATTCGCGGGCCGTCCTGCTCGACCTTGCGGTATTGGCTGTTGAGCAACGTGCTGGTGTCGATGGGGGTGAGCACGCTCGCCTCGCTGGCGCCAAGGATCAACGCCTTTGTCATGCCCGCAGCGGACCGGCGCTGCGTCTTGTCGATGAACTGCGGCATCAGGTTGACGACACGCGGCTTGCTCATGTCGCTATTTCAAAGTCGTCCACCACCCGGTCGAACGTGTCGGCATACCGCTGCACAGAGCGCACCTCCGGCGCGCCGGCCACCAGCGGGTCGAGTGCGACACTGGTGCCGATCAAGATCCGGTCGCCGCGCTTGATGTCCGCCCTCTCGGTGTAGATGATCTGACGCGTGGTGAACTCGACACCGAGCGAGTCGGTGCGCCGCTCGGCCTTGGCGCTGTAGTCGCACAGCACGGCCTGGGGCGCACCGTAGGTGGCGGCGCCGGTCCAGTCGTCGCGGCCCAGCAACACCCAGAGGGTTGCCGTGGCGGTGTAGGACCAGGCAGCAGCGGCGCTCATCCACAGACCACCATGAAGAGCGACCCTTGCGTGGGGTCTGGGCCGATGATGTCGGTAACGGTGCCGGCCGTGTCCAGGGCGGCCAGCCAACGACGCAGCGCGCTCAAAGCGTTCTCGCCGTTTTTGAAGCTCCTCGACGCGCCGGACGGAGCAGTTTGCGATGTGATTCGGCGGGGATCGCCCCCTGCGGCCACGATCGCGACTGCCATTGACTGAATGAGAACCATCTTCGTTGCGCTGTAGCCCGCCGTCACCATGGCGGGCTCAGCCGCGGCCACCTCGGCCACAGCGGCGTCGAGCAGGAACCCTGGGAGACTAACCCCCAAGGCCTGATCAAGGTACTGCGCCGCCTGTACCGAGGTGATCACGTCAGCGCCCGCGCCCGCGAGTCAATGTCGGCTCTTCGGTCGGCTTGGCTTCGAGCATGGCACGCAGGGCGGCGTTCTCGGCCCGCATTGCCTCCATCTCGGGCGCGCCACCCGCATCCGCCGGACGGGCGGGCACGTAGGTGTGCGCCGCGTCAGCCTTGGTCGCCGTCTCGGCGCACTTGCCCAGGAGGCAGGCGGGCACCACGTCGCCCACCTCCACCACGTCACCAAGCCGCGCGCCTGCCGGCCAGGGAGCCTTGAGATGCGTGATGATGACTTTCATGCCGTGGTCCAGTGAGCAATGTGGCTGCGCGACGCGCCGTCGCTGCGGAATTGCGGCGCCATCATTGCCATGACGGCGAAGACGTAGTCGTCCTCCGTGTTGACGCGAGTCTTGGGACGCGTGACCATGGGCATGGCAACCAGCATCGAACCCCAATCGCCCGTATCCAGGCCCGCAATGCCGAGGATTTCGTTCGGCGGCACCTTGCTGGCCGGTACGATTTCAGCCACTTGGGCCAGCTCAAGAATGCGTTCGCGGATGGTCTTGGGGTAGTTGGCCGCGTAGTCGGTCTGGTCAGCCACAACCCAGTCAGCGTAGTTGACGAAAAACGTCACCTTGCCGAAAGCGTTGTCGGCCACCAAGCCGTTGACCACGGCCTTCATTGCGGTCAACCATTGCGCTCCGGTAGCGCTGCTCAGGGTGAGGCCGTGAGTGCCGGTCGTGCGGTCCGGAAAATTGCGCAGGCCGTAGATGGTCGAGCCACCGACGACGATGGACGGGAGGCCGTTGATGGCGATGTCCTCCACCTTCTCGGCGACCTTGCGCTGCGAATTGGCGATGGACTCGACGTCCAGGCCCATCGGGGTTTTGCGCATCACTTCCATTTGACGCCAGCCGAAGCGCACCACGGAATCGACGATCGGGATTGGCGTGCCGACGAAAGCCACGGTTGCCTGGTCGCCCAAAGCGTTGTTCCGGCCGTCCAGCGACACGTTCACCGAACCGCTGTCGCTGATCCGAGGGAAGTACGAAATGATGTCGCCGATGCCGACGGGTGTTGTGTTGGCTTGCATTAGCCGGCCGGACACGGCCAGCACGTCACGCTGCAGACGCTGTGCGCGACCGTCGATCCGGCGCCACGCGTCCAGGCCGACCGTCGCCGCGTTGCCGATGATGGCTGCTTGTGCCACCATGTCGTTTTGCCTCGCGTTGAAGGCGCGGCGCTCAGCCTGGACGGCCGCTTCTTGCTCATTGGTGAACGGGATCATCGTTAGGCCTTCACGTAGGGCATGCAGATTTCAACATCGATCAGGTCACCCGCGCTTGCGGCACCGGCGGTCTTGCAGAAGCCCACCACAACTCCCGCGGAAGCGGCGCCTGCGACCCGGCCTGCTGCCGCGACCACCATCTCTTGGCCGAAAGTGTAGGTTGCAGCAGCGGCGGCGATTTGGTAGGTCTGGCCGGGCTCCATCACGTAGGCCACCCCCGTGTCGCCGCTGGCGTATGCGGTCAGAAGGGGGTTGGTCGTGGTGTACTGGCCCGCCGGATCGCCGTAGAAGTCCCGGTTCGACAGAATGCGCAGCATCGGGCCGTAGGCCGTGGCCGCCGTGAAGGCGGTCGCACTCTCGGTGACGAAGGTGCAGGGCAGCAGAGCCGTCGCCACGGTCTTGTCAGAAATGGTGACGGGGTCCCGCTCGGCAGGCCCCCGGTAGCATCGATTCGCGGCCATTACTTGGCTCCTTGCAAGTGGCTGTTGAGGGAGTAGCCGGCGAACTCGTCTGCCGGCTTGCCGCCGGCAGCGGGCAGCACCGGCGCAGCCTTGGTCGTGGCTTTCAGCTCGCGCAGGCGGGGCAGGCCGAGCTTCTGCAGGTCGGCCACGGTCAAGGCGCTGTTGGTCGCCAGATCGGTGGCCAGAGTCAGCGTTTCAGCGTCGGTCGCTGCGCGTGCACGAGCTTCGTGCTCGGCCAGAGCCGAGTTCGCCGCGGTGAGGCGGTCCTCGGTCGGCTTGACCACGAGGGCGTTGTAGGCGGTCAGCAGCGCGGCGTCGGTGAGCCCCGCAGTCTGCACGCCAGCTGCGGTCAGGGCCGCGACAATCTGCTCTTTCACTTGATCGACTCCTTGGTTGCTGGTGACTTCTTCGTACTTGACTTGGCGCTCGACCTGAACGGCCGAACCGGCCCACGACACGACACCTTCGGACGAAACGGCGTAGTCCTGGCGCCAGTAGGTGCCCGCTTCGTCGCGCCAGATGGCGTAACGAGTGTACACGTCCACGAGCCACGACCCGGAGGGCATCGACGACCCGAGGCCGTCCTCGATCGCGCGCAGACTCAGCTCGCTGGTGTTGCCCAGCAGCTTGCGCACCCAGCCCAGCAGGCCTGCGTGCCGCTTGTCGTCGGCCAGGGTGTCAATGCGGGCAGTCTCGACCTGCTCGGGCTGACCGGCAGCGTTGAGCCACATCCCGACCTTGTCGGCCGGGGTGCCGGCACCCTGCTCGTGCAGCAAGATGGCCAGGTGGTCATACTCGATGTTCGTGGCGATCCGTTCGTAGGACTTCCCGCCGCTCTGGCCGTTGGCCGTGATCGGCTCGCACAGCAGGCCGGTGCTCACGTGGATCGGCTCGCCGCTGGTGCCGGCGAGGGCAGCTTCGAGCCGCTCGACGATGGCCAGGCCGTCGGGCATCGCGCGGGCCTGGGCCTCGTTCACGACGATGTCCACGAGGGTTCGCCCGCCGACGTGACGGGCGTTGCGACAGACCGAGCCGACATAACTGGACAGCAGAGCGTCGCCATTCGTGGCGCTGATGCACTGGCCGTCGCTGTTCTTGGGGTGGCCTGCCGGCGCTGGCTTGCCGTTGAGCGTGGGCGCCGACTTGGCGAGCTGGTCGCCCGGGTACAGCATGCCGTTCATCACGATCCCGTCCACCGCGCCGCACACGTCTTTGATCGTGTAAGTCCCGCCGGTCTTGCTGACGTTGCGGGCATTGACGGTCGTGAGTATGTGGACGCGCTGGGTCATGGGCGCGAATATACAGCAAAAAAAAAATCCCGCCGGCCGTGAGGCGGGGCGGGATCAAGGCTCTTGGCAGAGACCGGAGACAACGGGTAGATTCTATACCAGGTTCAAGCGCACATGCGCAAATAATTCGCCTCGCGGCGCGACAAGCTGCGGTGCATGAACGTCGCCAGGTGCGCGCAGGCCCGCACGATCTGGACGCCGGGCCGGGCGTGGATCATCGGGCTGAACTTGGCGAGCACCTGGGCGACCCGCGTGGACACCTCGCGCCACAGGCCAGTGAGAACGTTGACGCAGAAGGTGACGGCGCCAGAAGCGAACGCCAGGGCGGAAACCAGAAGGCCGGAAAGAGTGATCGGACGCATGAAAAACTCCAAAATGTGAAGGTTGATCGGTCGGTAAGAATCGCCAGTCTACCGCCACCGGGCCGCCGCAACGAACTTTCCGACGAACGGTATTGCGCTGACGCACTGTGGGCGCTATAGTTCAGTCATCGAAACAAGGAGCGCAACATGACCTTCACCCTCGAAACCGTCACCACTCCCGCCCGCACCGGCCACATCCTGCTGAAGGATCGCCCCCAAACGACGCGCGAAGTCATCGAATGCGACGGCAAGCTCTACTGCGAAGTCGAAGGGATGACCCACGACGAGGCCGCGAAGCTGGTGGAAGACCTCAACGCTGGCTACCGGTACTGACCATGACCCCCAACCTCCTGCACACCGCCATCACCCAGCTAGCCACGACGGGCCGCGTCGATCCGAACACGTACAGCGACCTGCACACCAGCGCCAGGCGCACGCTGGCCACGCTGTTTGGCGTGCGCCCCTGCGGCACCGTGCCGTGGCCGGCCGACGCGCGGCGCGATGCAACCGTCGAGCTGTACTTGATGGAGACTGGATCGTGACCAACGTATTTACGTGCCTGGCCTGCGGGTACATTCAGACCGAGCGGCACAAACAACTTCGGTTCGCCACGCCATGTCCTGACTGCGGCAGGCCAGGCACGTTCGGGCCCGGAACGTTTGCCGCAGACTACGAAGGGGTGCCGATCGCACAAGCCGGGTGTGAGCGAGACTTGAAGGTGGGCAACGTGCCGGAATTGCGGCGCAAGCGACGGGTGACCTGATCGAAATTGACGAAGCGCAGATTGCCGCCATCCGGCCGCAAGTGGACGCCGAGAAAAGCTGACAAACGGTATTGCGCTAGCGCCGGGTGGGCGCTATAGTTCAGTCATGCAGTCGGCACTGTGCGGGCTGCGAAACCGGATGGAGAACGACATGACACTGTGGAGCCTTCGGACCAACCCGGCGCGTGGCAATCACTTCGTGGCGGAACGCAAAGTGACGAACGAAACGGCGCAACAGTGGCTTGCGATCTTCAGGGCCGATGAACCCAAGGTTCTGTTCCTGGTCAGCAAGAGCAAGCCGAAGACGAAGTAACCGACCCCGGCGGGCACCTCACCCGCCGTACGTCTTCTTCCAGGCCGTCAGCTCGGCGGCCATCTTGCCCCGCAAGCTCGGCGTGAGGATCGGCTTGCCGTCCGCGTCGAGCAGGCACGACGTGATGGCACAAAAGCAGTTGTACCGGTTGCCTCGCTCGCGGTAGAACGCCTGCACCTGCTCGCGCGTGTAGACCTGGCCGTTACGGCTCGCGTGCCACGGGCGGGTTTGCGGGATGAGCGCCGATGTCCACAGCTCGCCCGTGCGCACGCCCAGTTCATCCTCGGCCCATTGATCCTCGGCCATGCGGGATTGGCGCAGCGTGTCGGTGATGTCGGTTTGCGCGTACTGCGCAGCCTTGGACAAGCTTACGCCCAGTCGCTCGGCGATCTCTTTGCGCACAGCGCGGGGGTTCTTGCCGTCAACGATGGCCCTGCCGATGATCTGCGACAGCTCGGAGCGCAGTGATGCCTGCAGCCCCGTCCAATGGTCGTAGCTCTTGATCTGCGCCAGTGCCACGCGTGTGCGGTACGGCTGGCTGAACACGATGCGCTGCAGGTCGCGCTGGGCTGCGTAGACGGGCGACAGCCGCGTCAGGTTGGTCATTGACTGCACCGCGCCGGCCTGCGTGGCCTCGGCGCTGTAGGCGTCGTACCAAAAGACGTTTTTCGCCTCCCGGCCCGCCTCAATCCACCGCTCCAGCGCGTCGCGCAAGGCCTGGTTCGTGGCCGCCATTTCCTCCGGAGTCACGGTGTAGA